GGAGGGTTGTCTTTTGTAAGACTCCCCTTGCTGCTCAAGTCAAGTACGTGCGAGCATCCAGCAGTAAATGCCAAAAAGGCAAGTAAGCTGGTAACAAGCACAACTCGAGCTGCCCACGTAATGAACAGTCCAACAGTATAGGAATCATGGGGATCCATGCAGGTTACTCCGTTGATGAAACGGAGTGCCGCACGACCCCCCGTTCGGCCTCACGGCCGGGCGTGATAACTAAGACTGGAACTGAATCAAGCGTGCCGTAGTCACTTCCGAATCGTCGCGATAATCCGTCAAGGCCTTACAAAGCGCAACAAGTGCTGCGTCAGTAAAGCCAAAAGCGGGGCGCACGATTGTCAGTGACACAGAAGCGACTTGCTTCTGCGTCAAACCCGTGTAAGGGTTGGTTGCGTTAAGCGTCTGCGTCATCTGGACGTAGTGCTTATCGCCTCCACCCTTAGGACGAGAGTGATTGGTGATAACGGTATAACCGTTAGCACCAGTGTCCACTCTCTCCGTCCCATACCCATCTGACTTGACAACAGCCAAGACCAGAGCAGGCGTGGGAGCCGCGGCGGCAATAGTGACAGGATCTGCTAGCATAGGGACGTCTCCTTGGTTAGTATGATGTTAGGATTTAGGACGGAATGTCCCGGACCTAGTATTGTCCATCCTTTGGGCTAAGAGTGCCCCGAGTATGGATAACCGATAGCCAGATAAAGATTCTGGTTCGGTCGTACGCTCCACATCGTAGACCCTAGCGACATTCATTCGAGTTTGACACTCGAACTCGAGAACGGACGAATGACGCAAGACGCGGTTTATAGCCGCTTCAGGCGAAGTTCGAACACCGTTCACATAAGTGTCGTATTGGGTTGCGTTTATGTACGAGAAGTCAGTGATTAATTGACCGGTAGTATATCCGGTTATTAATCCCCAGTTGATCAGCAACGGATCATGGTTGATTTCCTCAATTAACTCGAGGTAATTACCAAGGCCCGTAAACCAATCAACTAGCCACGTCCACGGTATAATATTATAAACATCCGTGAAACGCGGTATGGCTCCCACCTGATCGAGAAAGAAACGATCGCGCAGGTGCGGCACGTTGATCGGAGGGAAATCAAAGGTTCCGTTTATCGCTAAACGGACCTCTGACGTCCTTACGATCCGGTGAGAATGAGTGCACTCCCATTCTTTATCACCGTTCGTGTTGTCGTATACATAACCGGAGGCTATCCCACCTCCACTGAGAAGGTTATCCCTTTTCGAGTGGAAGGTTGTCTGTTTACCCGAGCGTCTTATCAAGAAGTTCAACTTCTTGCTAATTTTCTCAGGTAATTCAGTCAATTCCCGAAGATCTTTGTGCAGTTGCTTCCATCCGAAGTGGTACGATAAGTACTCCCCCGGAATGTTAGAGGCAGCCTTATTCGTGAGATCGAAAACTCGAGCTCGCGTTTTAGGACTGTCCCTTAACGAGGAATAAACTGCCTTTAGATCATCCGCTGTCTGTCTAAGTTGCAAGATAGATCGCGGAAGATCCTTGAGCTCAGCAACATTGCGTGAAAGAGAGTAGGCCCGTGTGAACGGACTTGCCCCTTTCAGCAACGAAGTAGCATGATCGGCACAAAGTGATTTGCACCGAGCTATTTCGCTAGTCTTGAGAGCATCAAGGGTGGATTCGGGAAGGACTGCTGCAGAAGGTCCGTAAATCTGGTCCCATGCCGTAGTGCTGCCTACTTCGTAGTCGCGGGTTCCCCCGGCTGCGATGCATTCAGCACCAGGTATAAAGCCAGATGTATAATTACGGAACTCTATCGCGAATCGACTCGTTCTTGGGGGTGAATTCGAGGTGGACTTGAACATTTCAAGCTCACCCTGAGTAGACCCTATTATACGAGTTCGACCCGTGGTATCCCGGATAACATCGTTCCCAGGGCTACGAACCGTGAGGTTCGTAACTTCTTTAGGAGACGACGTTGGCGTTGAATAAACCAAGTAAGGTGAGCCGCAGATAGCAATCCCTTTATAATTGGATTCCTGACTCCAGCTTACAAAACTTGACCAGCGTGTACGCGTTCGAAGGTCAGTCACTGACTGAGTCCTTCTAGCACGTACCCGATTCACCGCTGTTATCGTACCAGGCGCTACCTTAAACCTATATGTCGGATCAAGGGCAAAAGCCCAAGACCTAATATAAGTCATCGGTATCAACTTGTACGCTAACGATTCCAGGCCTGTAGCAGATTTGACGAGAGTATCATAACGATACTGAAACAAAGTTTCAGGATCGAAACCTTCGGGCAGGCCCCGTGTATCGAAATATACGGGATCGTCTCGAAGGGTTATCGTCATGACTCTTGACCTCCTAAGGTGTGAAACAGGCACGTTCTCATGAAATATATGAGAACTATTAGAGACTTGCGTCCAGCGTCGGCTCCGAAAGTTCC